CCTGAGTTGCTGGATCGCGATCAACTTGCCGCTACGGGCCGTTACCTGCGTGCCAACCGCCTGTTCTTCGACGACGTGATTGCCGACAGCATCAACCTGCGCAGTTGGATCGCCGAAAAAGCACCGTCCATGCTCTGCTACGCCGTCATCAAAAACGGCAAGCTGTCGGTTGCCCCCGCACTGCCGGTTGGCAGCGACGACACGATCACGACAGCGGCGCCCAAAATCAGCGCCATGTTCACCGATGGCAACATCATTGAAGACAGCTTCCAGCTGGAATGGTTGGAGCTGGAGGAGCGCAAGATGTTCCAGGTGGCGGTGATCTTCTCGCGGCGCCCCCTGAATCAGCTGACGCGCCAAGAAACCGTGGTCGTCCGCTACAACGAAGCTGGCAGCGCCGACCTGCCGATCGAAGAATTCAACCTGCCGCACGTTTCCAACGTCGATCACGCCATCTTGGCGGCCAAGTATTTCTTGGCCTTGCGCAAGTACGTCACCCACAGCATCACCTTCAAGACGCTGCCGTATGGACTGGCGCTGGCACCCGGTGACTACATCGCCGTGGCAGTGGAGATGAGCCCTTACAACCCCAGCAACAACGGCGTGATCCAGCCGAATGGGACGGTGATCAGCGTGCTGCCGCTGGCGGATGGCACCTACACGGTCAACGCCTGGGAGCGCGAGAGCACTGAGGTCGTGCGCGCCAGCTTGACCATCACTGGCGGCATCGCCACCAACCTACGCAACAGCGTGTTCTCGGTTGTGTCCAGCAATGTGACCAAGCAGGTATACCAGGTGGATGCGCTCGATATCGACCAAGACGGCATCGTCACGGTCAAGGCCACCAATTTCCCCGTGGACACCAACAACCACTCGTTGATTGCCGCCGATGTGCTGAGCAGCACTGCCTTTAGCATTATCGGAGAAGGAGGTCCGGTCTGATGGCATTCCCCTCGCTGAAGCCGACCAGCCGTGACTTTTCTGCTGGCAACTGGCCGATCAAGAGTTACACGGCACAGTCGGGCGCCGAGATCCGGATTCTGTACGGCAGCAAGCGCACCGGCATGACGATNCAGCTTGGCTACGANAACATCGCCGACACCCAAGCCCAGCAATTTCTGACGCACTACGACGAGGTGTTTGGCACNTTTCAGACGTTTACGCTTCCTGCCGAGTACGCCAGCGGCTGGAGCGGCAACCGTGCAGCGATTGATGCCGTGACNGGCAACCGCTGGCGCTACGAGCAAGANCCGCAGGTGTCTGCGGTTAGGCCCGGCAAAAGCAGCGTTAGAGTTAGTTTGGTTGGTGTGCTCTGATGGCCAAGGCGTTCACCGGGAAAGATGGCCGCCTGCTGCTGGACGGCGTNGAGCAGATCAAGGTCACAAACTGGTCGCTGACCGGCAACCTGGAGATGCTGGAAACCACCAGCCTCGGTGATAGCCAACGCACCTATGCGCCTGGCGTGCAGGACTTCAGCGGTAGCGCCACACTGCTGTATTACAACGATGGCACGGGCCGCAACGATGCCGCCACCGCCTTGCGCCAGGTGCTGCGCATCGGCGGCGTCAGCGACGGCGACACCGTGGACATGCGGCTGCGGCTGGTNGAAGGCAACACCAACCACGACGTGCGTCTCGCCACCTACATCACCAGCGTGAGCTTTGGGGCCAGCGTGGGCGAAGTGGGCTCCGCGCAAATCAACTTCCAAGGCACCGGGGCGCTGAGCGAGGTGACGCTGTAATGGGCATCTACCTCGGCAATGTCGGCGGCATCGAGATCACGCGCAAGTCGTTTGAGGGCAGCAAAGAATCCCTCGTCAATCCCAGCGATGTCAACCCTGCCCGCGACCGCTTCAGCTTTGACTTTGANGAGGGCTACCTGATCAGCGGCGATNTGGTCGAGCTGACAACCACCGATGGCACCAACCTCGACTTTGTGGATGCCAGCGGCTGGAGCAACAACACCGTCCAAACCAGCGGCAACTGGTACGTCTTCATCGACGAACTGGGTGGCATCCGCCTGTACGACAACTTTGACGACAGCTTGGAGGGCAGCACCTCGGGCCTGGTGCCGCTGACAGCGATCGCCCGCGACATCCCCATCCGCGTTGTGGTGCGCGACCGGGATACTCGCTTGTTGGCCTGCATCACCGACTACGAACTGAACACCAACCGCGAAACCGTCGACATCACCGCCCTCAGCGACCAGTACCGCCAGCAGTACAGCAGCCTGATCACGGGCTCGGGATCGTTGACGGCGCAGTGGGACTACATAAAAGGCAACGACAATGAACCGGTCCACTACCTGATGCAACTGGTGCTGCGCACCGAGATCGGGTCTGGCTTTCGCGCCAAGTTCTACATCAAATCCGCAGACACCGATGCCGCTGGTGGCGCCTTCAGCGCCAGCCAGTTCAACGATGCGCTGTGGTGGGAGTTTGATGCCATCGTCACCAACAGCGCCACATCGTTTGCCCCGGGTCGAGATCATCGTCAGCCGCATCGACTTCGTGACCACTGGGGCGATCCGTCTGCGGGCGCGCACCACAGCGCCGCGCAGGTTGCTGCAAGAAGACGGGGATCTTTTGGTGTTAGAGCAAGGCGGGTATTATCTGCTTGAGGGCGACGAACTCGCCTAAACTCTGTTAAGCAGTAGCTGCCGGCTGGCACGGAGGGCGTCATCGCTGACTTACGCATCTCAGAACTAGCGGCACTTGCCGGCGCAGACCTTGCCGCAGGTGATCTGCTGGCCGTTGCAGACATCAGCGCCAGCGAATCCAAGAAAATCACCGTTACCGATTTTCTGGGCAATGCCGTCACGCTGATTGCGGACGCCACCATCCCGAATGCCAAGATCCTGTTCAACAGCGCCAGCATCCCCGGCAGCGCTCTGGCCACGGGTGCTGTTGACGCTACGCAGCTTGCCGATGACGCGGTAACCGCCGCCAAGCTCGCCAACGAATCCACCGTCGATCTGGTTACAGCGCTGCCACTGAGCGGTGCTTTTGTTGGCCAGTTTGCCCTGGATACCGACGACAACAAGGCGTACATCTGGGACGGCAGCCAGTGGGTGAGCTTCAAGGCCGCCGGCTCGATCAACACTGCGATTGGCAGCACCGCCGGGGTGGTGAACGTCACGGTGACCACCAGTGGCGACCAGATCACGATTGGCACCACGCTGGATAACACCGCCAATGCGGCGGAGTTTCTGGCCGGCCCCAGTGGCGCAGGCGGTGCGGTCAGTTACCGCGCCATCGTTGGCGCTGATCTGCCGGCGGCGACCACCACCGCCAAAGGCGGCGTCCAGGTCAACGGCAACGGCCTGACGATGAGCGGCGACACGCTCGCCATCGACAACAGCGTTACGCCTACCACCACGGAATACCACCTCGTCCAATACGACGGCAGCGGTCTTGTCACCGATGGCCGTGAGATTCAAGCCGGCGACTTACCGCTTGCTAGCACTGGCTTGGTTGGCGCTGTCTATCCCGGTACAGGCCTGACTGCATCGGTTGACGGCGAACTCAACCACAGCAATGCCGTTGCTGCTGGCACAGCAACCAAAGTCACCTTTGATGCCGAGGGTCACATCACCGCCAGCGACACGCTTGCGGACACAGACATCCCAAACCTGTCTGCAGCAAAACTCACGACTGGCACACTAGACCCGGCCCGGCTTGGAAACAACTCCATCACCGGCCCGCAAATTGCCAACTATGCCGTTAGCAAGTTCGGCGAAACGCAACCCACAGCCGATCACATCGGCCAGTTCTTTTTCAACCCGCTCAGTCGAGATCTGTTCCTCTGGGACGGTAACGTCTTCCAGCCGATTGGTATTTCAGTCGGTGAAATTGTTTTCGCGGGCACTTTTGACGCTTCTGCGGGCAGTGGCACCGGCCTCGTGGCGTCGGTAACAGCCGAAGGAACCGCTGTTGGCTTGGTCGCTGGACAAGTGTTGCCTGCTGCGAGCGGTGCCAACAGTCGCTATTACTTGGTTGTCTCCGAGCCTGGGACCATCACCGCGGGCAATGCCCCCAACATTGCGCTGTCACCGCCGGACATCATCCTGTCCAATGGCAATGAATGGACAGAGATCGACGTTTCGCAGACCATCACCGCACAGGTTGCCAGNAACGTTTCGTTCACCCCTGCCGGTGACATCAGCAGCACCAACGTGCAGGCTGCGCTGCAAGAACTTGACACCGAAAAACTAGCGGTAGCCGGCGGCACGATGACCGGCGAGCTGTTGATCGGCACGGCCGGAAGCCTGGTGTTTGAAGGCAGCAGTGCCAATGCTTTTGAAACGGCATTCGCTGTCGTGGATCCGACCGCCGATCGGACGATCACCTTCCCCGATGCCACCGGCTCCGTGGTGCTGTCCGGCAGCATCGCCAACGCCGACATCGCCAGCAATGCGGCGATTGCCTTTAGCAAGCTCGCTGCACTGAACAGCGCCAACATTCTGCTGGGCAACGGCAGCAACGTTGCCACCAGTGTTGCGGTGACGGGTGATGTCACCATCAACAACACCGGCGTCACGGCTATTGCCGCTGGCGTCATTGTGGATGCTGACGTGAACGCCAGCGCGGCAATCACTGGCACCAAGATTCAGCAGGGCAGCACCAGCGTGCGTGGCACGGTGCAGCTCACGGATTCCACCAGCAGCACCAGCACAACGACAGCCGCGACCCCGGCTGCTGTAAAAGCTGCCTACGACTTGGCTGATGCGGCGCTGCCCAAGTCCGGCGGCACAATGACCGGCGCCATCACCTTTGCAGCCGGCCAAACAATCAGCGGCTACCTCGCCACAGGCGACATCGGCACCACGGTGCAGGGCTACGACGCCGATACCGCCAAAACGGATGTCACGCAGTCGTTTACCGCTGCCCAGCGCGGCACGATCAGCACGTTGACCGATGGCACCACGATCACCCCGGACTTTGCAGTGGCCAACAACTTCAGCGTCACGCTCGGGGGCAACCGCACCCTCGCCA